AGTAGAACCCTCACAGCTTTATTATGTCTTTAAGGCATTGCGAGCAAGCACATCAAATAGATCAACTGACGTAAATCTATTGCCAATAGATTTTTCGGGTATAAGAGGAAAAGTACATGTTAAATGGTTCGCAGGTCTGGGTGAAACTACTTTTGTCATGGGTGATAACAATAAACCATTATTTATCATGATACGTGCAGGTCAGTTCACATCAATAATAGATAATGAGCAAAAGGTGTCTTATTTGCTAGATAATGACCATTTGTCACACTTAGTGAGTGCTGTTGAAATTGACTGGATTATGGGAGTCATGTGTACGACGCCTGAGTACAAACAGCAAAAAGATTACATCAATATAATCAGGAATTTTAGACACATCAAAGGTGATTATAACACAAGGGTGCAATTTATGTCTGCCACTGAAGCTTACCTGCTTCAAAATACAGACCTCAGGACAACAGGTTTGAAGTCTTATCATCCAATTGTGGATACCATAGAAAGTATGATGGATGCTCTAGTAAAGTTGAGACAGGTGTCACCTTCAGAAAGATCACGTAGCTCAGCTGCGATGTTTGCAGTGGCCAAGGGCGGAAAAAGCTTTGTAACACACAACAAATTCCTTAGAGCTTATCTTCGTTCAATAAGAGATTTAACAGTACAACAGCTTTGTGAATTATCATCACTACACAAATCCTATTACTTTGCTGATATTGATGAGGAGCTAGGATTGAAGAAGTATCTCAAACGTGTGCATACACCTAGGAAGTGTGACCCAAATATGACAAAGCAGACTGTTCTGAAATTTAAACAAGAACTATTTATATCATATACAGAAAGACACAATGAACCACCAATACTCACTGGACCTGAGGAGAAAGTAAGGACTCTGAACAATTGGGCTAAATTCCGTGATTTTCAATCAATTCTAAATATAGGATTAGATTACTGGGCAGATATTAGAGTAATGAGCGTTGTGAGAACTCCTGTTACAGACAACCCACTTGAGTACTCTAAGCAAAATGCAGCCACCCGCGATAAAGTTAGATTTACAGACGGTGATTCATCTCCAGAATTGATACTGGCAATAAGCCAACTTGATTACACACCACCAATCCAGGATTTCAGTAAATTCGAACAAGTTCCAGAAAAAGTCATAACATACTCTGCGCCATTGAAAGTTGCGACAGCTGTACCATATCCAGCAAAATTGAGTATGAAAGACAATGAACAGAAAATAGAGGGACGATTGTTTGCTGCAGGTTCACTATCAATGAAACATCAGATTTCAATGGCTATGTCTACCATAATGAGATTGCTGGGTTATTTTCATGGTGAACTAATGTCTATATCAGATGATGACAAGAAAAAATTGCAACATGAATTGGGTCAGGCTGCTTCAAATCCTGATCATTAC